AATCAGGAACATAACTAGTTACCTTACCATTTAGTGGATGTTGGTATGTAATTCTAACTGGTTCACTTGCCCATGCCATTACATTAGGATTATCATCACAGAAACACATAAATGTGTGTTCCCAACTACTACGAAAGGTAGGTTCACCACTACCAGAGTACTTTGCAGGGTTTTTTACAGTGTATTTGCCTTGATGGAATTTTCTCATTTAATAATTGCTCTTGCGACATACTTGTTTGGTTTCAACGGTGTTGCTTTACCTGTTTTATAACCGAATCGCAATGCATTATTTAGAGCAAATGCTCCTAAGTCATTGAATGAAAAGTCTTCAGAAACTTGGTCAACTAAATCGTAAGGATTTAAACCAAATGATTTCGCAATATTCTGAATTTCTATTGCATATGTTTCGGCTTTATCTTGTGTGAAGCCTTTTTTCTTTAAATTAGCAGTAAGCAAATCTATCTTCATCTTGGACTCCTTTGTTGATTTAACAGTTTAATTTTATTCTGTTGCAACGTTTTATCAGGTGTCGTATTTGATGACTTAATAGAATTTGATGTTTGATTGCTCTCACTAGGGAATGCAGGTGTTGTTGTAGTGGTTATACCATTAGTGTTAGTCTGTCTTATTCCATTTGTTATACCGTCTCTGATTATATCACCTGCTATACCAAATCTACTTTGAGATGTTTTACCCAAAGATGTAAGATTTCCTATACCTGTATTACCAAGTATGCCTTGGCCTATATCTCTAGTTATATTACTAAAGTTAACACTTCTACCATTAAAAAATGCACTAACTAACTCATTTGTAACTGCGGACCCAAAGTTTGCTGGACTATATGTTTGGCTACCGCCATCAACACTGCCTAAACCTGCAAAATCAGGAACATTTGGATTAAGTATAGTTCTTTTGTAAGAATTTCCTGTTTCTTGTGCATTTGGTCTTCTTCCTTCTTTTGTTTCTCTTAAATCGATACTCAATCCTTGTTTGTTATTGTCAGTTCTTTCTCTGTTCTGTTCGGTTTCTTCTGCAAACATCAAGTTACTTGCTTTTACAGTTCCGATATCATTTCTTAACTCTTGTAATAATGCTTTTGCGGCTTCTCTGTCTCCAGATAACTCTTGTGCCTTATTGTACAACTTTCTAAGTTCATTAAGTTTCCTAATTTCATCCATGTCGTTCTGTAACTCAACTCCGTCTGCATCTGGAAAATTAGAAGTGTTTTGCATTTCTTTTAGTAACTTATCAAACAGTTCTTCTTCTTTATTCATTCCTTTAGTTTTAGTTGTTATTGGAGAAAGTTCATCTAATATATAATCTAATCCAAGTGACATCCAACTTGGAAACTGTACATTATCATCTTTAGGATAAAATACTACATTTTCAGGTTGTACTGTAATTTCTATTGTTCTTGGTTCTGATGAAGAATAGTCACTAGGTGAGAATGTTATATTTGTAACTAATGGATTAATCAGTTGTATCTGTTGTACAAAGCCTTCATTTTCTTGTGATGAATCAAGATTTCCAAAAAAGTGATTGACTTTAATACTTTCAAAACTTTGATGATAGTATTCACCAGTACTTTTGTCTGGTATTTTTCTACCATACATCCGATGATGTTCGGAAAGAAGTAATTCTTGCATTCCATCTACTGGTGCAAGAGAATTATTACTAAAAAATCTCTCATACATGCTTGCCGCCATATCAAACATTGTACCGTCAACAGTATCATACATCGTAATACTTACTTCTGGGAAGTCTACACGTGTAGGTACATATAGTCGCTTACCATATTGGTCAACTGGTATAGTACTTGTCACCACTGAAATACCAGACACCGCTCTTGCTAATGCTGATATATCTAGTGCTTTTACACCTTTATCTCCGCTTGTTTGATTAAATTCAACAAACCATAAGTCAGAAGTTTTAGGTGCTTTAGTAATAGTTGAACGGCCAACGCCGTTGGCTTGGCCTTGTTGTTCAAATCCAAATCTATGTTTAGCACCTGCGCTATCCGCCAGGATACGTTTCCTATTACCTATGCTTTGACGGTCTTCACCTGCCATAACCGACTACCTCTTTATTAACCTGCTGAACTTGAGTTGTTAATAAACGTTTGGTCTGGCATTATATCTGCATCTGTAAACACAGCATTATCATATTGTAGTGTCAAAATGATTTGTACTGGGTCAGAAACAGCATAATCTGTTTGTGAATAGTCAGCATTAGTGATAAAGCAACCTTCTAATTGCCACTGTTCAGTTGGGTTACCTGAGTTACCATCTAAGATTTCAATCAATGTTGAAAACTTATAGTTAGTACCTGCTGAAGGACCTCTTTGATTTCTGTGGTCTAACTGTGATTGTACTTGACGACCAACTAGTTTAGTTAGATTGTTTGCGATATCATCACGCAATGTAATTGTAATTGGTTCCCATGTGTGCTTACCCATCATATACATACGTGAGTTGTATGAATCTAGTGGAATTGACTCATGTGAGACCTTTGGACGAGTAACATTCATTACCTGTCTTGTAAATTCTTGGGTGTTCTGTGAAAGCCCACCAAAGCCCGCTACTTGTACTCTAAAGCGGTAATTTAGTTTTGGCTGTAAAATACCAGTACCTTGAGCGTTGTCGCCCGAGTCTAGTGGAACACCAAAATTTTGTAATGTTCTTGACATTGTTATACTCCTAATAATAGTTTGCAATCTATGTTTTACTATAGTATTTATCAATTCTGTGAGGAATTAAGTCGTACTTAATGAAAAACCCGACAAAAGCCGGGTTTCTCGTTACTTTATAATGTAAAGTATATTATGCTAGTGATTCACCAGTGTTACGAATACGTAGTGGGATGTAGATAAACTCAACCGCTTTAACTGGTTGAATAGCAACATCTACCCATAATTCGTTTCTATCAATACGTGCTGGTGTGTTATTAGACTCATCACAGACTACTAAGAAGTCATATAGACCTCTATCTGTAACAAGACCACCACAGAAACGTTCTACTGCATCTCTCATGTTATCACGTGTAATTTTATCATTCTGTTCGAATAAGAAACCACGTGAAAGTTGGTCAAGATTGTGTCTCATGTAGTTCGTTAGACGTGCTACATTGACTCTATCTAATGCACTTGCAAATGCTTGTGAAGTCTTCTGCCCGTATACCACTAGACCTTGATTTGGGAAGTCTGCGATTGGGTTCATACGATTTGTATAAAGAACGTCACGTTGACCTTCACTTAGTCTTGTTCTTACAAACTCATTTTCAGAGTTTACATAACCAACTTGTGATGCGTTTGAAACTACACCACGTGTCAAACCTGCTGGTGCGAACCATGGGAATGATACTTGGTCAGAAAAAGCAATAGTTCTTAAAGCAATTGCTGATGAAGGGATAACAACATCGTTACCACTTAAGTCTGTTGACAGACCATGTGGATAGTAAACTGCCGCATATGTTTCTGCTGGCATATTTGAATCTGCCCATGCTTTCATTTCTGTTGAAGTTGACTTCAAGTTCATTGGACAATCACCTACGATGAATGCGATTTCTTTCTTATCTTTGTTAAGAGTAATCATTTCATCCATTAGTTCTGGGTAGCCAGGAGATGCAATCAAGTTAAAGTAAGTTGATTCTGCACGAATACCATCGTTTGATGAAATTGCTGATTGCATCGCTTCTACAACCATGTGACGCTGTGCGTCTGTGCCGAACTTACCTGAACCGTCTGTGTTTACACCTGAAACCCATACCCACTTACCGTCTGTGTATTGCTTGACGTTATAAGTTGAGTAGTCCATATTAATCATTAACATACCGTCTGGTGATGTTTCTGCATTTGGAACTTGTGCATGTACTGTACGACTGTTAGCGGCGCCGTTTGCATCATAAGGAGCATCATTTGAATAGTTACCAAATAATAAACCGTTAGTTGATGATTGGTCTGCCGTATCTAACTTGACCCATGCTGAACCTGACCAACGATATACAGTTGGATAAGGAAGAGCATCACCGTCAACCCAGATATCACCTGCTACTAGAGATGATGTGCCGTCTTTACGTTTTGTTGGAGCACCTGAACGTAATTGTAATTCAGTTGCTAGAAGACCTTCTGTGTCTTCTGACCATGCGTGTTTTGCCCAGTCTTGTGCCGCGCCGTTCCATGTATTCTTTAAGATTTCAACTTTCAAATCAGAGTTGAACCATAGAGTTCCTTCTGCGATTGTGCCAGTAATTTGTGTTGATTTTGCTTCATATACTAATGCTTCCCAAACTGATGCACTTTGTGATGCATCTACGAAGCCCATTGCTGTTTGACCAACAGAGAACTCAATGTTTAGTTCTTTGCCGTCAGTTTTAGTGAAACGGATTTTATTAGTGCCAACTTTTTCAATTTGGACATTTGCTGTGTTCAGCCCTGCATCACTTTGTAATGTTGTTAAAACTTGGTCAATAGACTGACTAGAAAAGTTAAACGCAGTACCTTCTACAGTAAATGTTGATGTAATTGATGCTGTATCAGGAATAGTTCCTGTTGTTATCATAGATGATGTTGCACCTGAGTGGCGTCTTAATTCAAAGAAACCAAGTGTGGCGTCATATCTTGTATATATATCGCCTACTGAGATTAATGTTGAACCAGCGGCATCGTCAGCCGCATATGTTGGAGCCTGAACTGATGTGAATAGACCAGATGTTGAATTGTAAACATTCATGTCAATATCAATTCCGCCACCTTGCTCTGTTAAACGAGCATATGTGTCGCCTGCTACTAAGGCACCGCCACCTTTTTGTGTTGTTGGTGCAAATGCAGAGAATTGAAAATCGCCTGCGCCTACGTTACCTAGTAGAACCCATGCACTTGCTACTTTCTGATAGTAACCAACTTTTGAAGTTGATGCTACTACGGCGTAGTCTCCTGCTGAACCGTATATGTTTGATGGTGCCGCGAAACCTGAACCGTCTAATGACTCTACGTTTCCTGTTCCTGGTGCGTCTGTCAATACTGATACGTTTGCGTCAACCCATGCTGAACCATCCCATTTGAATAGTCCCCATTTAGATTTTGACGTGTTGTGCCAATATGAGCCGTTTGTGATTACACCTGCAGGTTCTGTCGTAGTTGCTTCTAATTCTGCTAGGTCGATATCTGCACGAATAACGTAAGCGTTGTTTGAAACACCTAGATATTGATATGCAGCCAATAGACCATATTCGCTTGTCTCTGCGCCTTGCACAACTGAACCGCCGACTTCGTAGAACTTAGGTTCTCCGAAAGTTTCGACTAATTCTCTTTGTGAAGATACTAGATAAGCCACACCAGCGTTTGCTGGAACTGTGCCAGAAGCAATAGATGAACCAGAAGTGTCTGCTTTGTTACTTGCCGTAGCAATAACTAATAATGGAAGTGTACCTTGTGTTGCGGCCACATATTGTGACTCATCTACAACTGTTACTGATACACCTGGTGATACTAATGTAGGCATTCTGTTCTCCTTGTTTAAAATATGAATTGCTAACAATATTTATCATATTTTACGGAAAAACAGGTGTTTGGAAGTTAACTACATAGATAACGTCTTTGAAACTTGGATATATAGTGACTGTAGGTCACTATCGTTATAGATAATGTGACTAAAAGTATTATTAGTTCCTATCCATCTCCATTCACTCTGATGTACATTAGGATAGTTACTTTCCATCAAGTCTGAATCTGTTGTATTATCTAAGATTGCAGTCCCCCACCATTCAGGCAAATCGCCACGTCTGACATTCCAGACTTCACCATCTAAATCTTTAATGATGCTTATCTCGTTTGCAAATCGTACATCAGGAACGATGTACTTATTTTCAGGATTGTTAATTATTTCTTGTTTGACTAGACTAACCCAAATGCCGTCATAGAAGCCATTACGCATACAATCAGTGCCGAACTCTTGTAGAACTAATCTGGGAGTAATCTCACGGCCTGTTTCTTTAGTCCAAAACATATCAACTTGTTCACGCCATTTTCTACTCTCTACAGTATCACCTTCCAACATAGCACGGTCCCAACCGAATACAGTTGCAACACCGTCTTTGAGTTTGTCTGCGAAGGAAAGTTTTATGAAGTTGTGTTTTTCTACTAAAATATCGGCAACTGTGCCTTTACCAGAACTAATGAGTCCACATATGCCAATAATCATCTGAGATTTCCTTATCATAACTTAACTAAAAGAAGTATAGCATAGTTATGTAAGTGTGTCAAGTATTAACCGATAATAAATCCTAATGGTGCTGAGCCATCTAAGTACAATTTTAATTCGTTCTCAAGTTTTTCAATACCTGCATCTGCTTCTTGTTTCATTACATCGCCATTAAGTGAAACACCACCCTGTGCGCCGGGTAATGTAGAGAATTTAGAACGTGCTTCACCAATCATTTTCTTACAATACGCTAATGCATAATCACGTAACCAATTCTTAAGATAATTGTCTTGTAAAAGAACATCATCAGGTCTTTCTAAATGAACATGTAGAAGTACAGTTTCTTTTGCTCTTAACTTTCTAAGAAGTTTAAGTTTATGTGTACTAGGATTCCATATGAAGTTAATTTCAGTTGCGGCAATTTTATTCAATGTTTCTCTATATCCAGCAAATAGTTCATAAGTCGCAATACCACCTAGATGATTATTCATAAAGAAGTACGAGTTAGCATATGCTAATTCAAATGGGTCCATATCTACACCAGCAGATATACCATGCCCAAATGCACGATTCCAAATCTTCTTTACTTCGATAATTTCTTCTGGTAAAGAATATTCATCTTGTTCTTCTTGTAGTTCGATTGTATAGAAATCTTCTTCTACTGCATTTTCTGAACGTTGTCTGATTTTAGATAAAGCAATATCAATAGCCAGGTCATAGTGTTCTGGGTCTAATTCGATATCAATCATGCCATCACCTAGTAATAGTCTAACTTGGTTGATTACATCATTTTTTATTTTATTGCGATTTTTTGCCATTGAAAGTCTCCATTATATTGTATTTATCATAAAAACAAATTATGGATATGGTAAACCCCTCAATGAGGGGTTTACTTATTTAAATATAATAATTTATATTATGATATATCAAATCCACGTTCTTCTGCAATATCGTCAAACATTTGTAAAAATCTGCCTTCGTATGAAATCGGTGCAATTGTTGTTTCATCATCTGCCTTATAAGGTGCTTCATCAACGCTCAATTCAAAGTTTGCATGAACTTCATGTGAAAATTCTACGCCATATGTATCAGTTAACCATGTTCTATATTCTTTTACCATAGTCATGTATTGTTCAAAATGTCTCTCATTCAAAAACCTAATACGAACTGCGGCTTTGTTGCCTTGCCACGGATATTGTCTTACTTCATCATAAACAAATGATTCTATTGCTTTTGCATATTTCGAATCTGTTGCAACGATGTATTCCCATAGATGCTTACGTGCAATTTCCCAACCATCTACGCCAGGGTATGCGTCAACAATTTCTTGCGGAAATGTAACTTCTAAAAAATAGAATGTTTGTTTTGCCATTATAATGTCTCCTAAGTTAAAGATGAACCGTCGTTCATCAACAATAGTATTTATCAGAAAACCTTAATTATTAAACTATTATCATTAAAACGGCCGTTCATTTTAGTCTCTACAGAATTGATTGCTCCGAATTCTTTCTGCAATGAACGTTTAGTTATCTTCTTAAACGTAGAAAGTTGTTCTGCTGGTTTACGTAAAGTTTTTTGCACACTATTCTTTTCATCAAAGCCTTGAATAGTTGTACCTTTAACACTCAGCCCAGAACCTTCCCTACCTAATCCTTTAGGGTCAATGTTACTAGCATAGTAAATACCTAGTTTTCTGTTCTTTGCATTATACACAAGAACTGCTTGTGCGCCTACAATATCTACCGGGTTCATACTAACCGTCTTAGTATCTACATGTTGCTTCATATACTTAAACTTTGCAACTTGTTTTTCTGCACTAACTGGTTTCTTCTTACGTGGTGTTCTTGTTGCTTTTGCTTTAGCAATAATCATATCACATGCTTCAACAATAGATAGATACATCTTATACATTACCTTAATCTCAGGCTTAGTCAGATAAGAATAACCTTCCTTAAGTTGTTCATAGAAATCTTTTTGTCGTTCATTCATCCTCTTGGGAGGATTCAGTAATTCATCTAGTTCGTCTACTACCGGCTTATACTGATTAAGAATAATCTTTGCATGATTTGCCTTTGCCTGCTCTCTTATTAGTAGTTTATACGGGTCAAACTCTTTCAACATTTTTGTAGTGTTATCAAAACTGTCAATAAATTCTTCGATATCATCTGTCATTGACAGTGCCTTATCACGTAACAACTGCTGAATAGATGGTCTATATTTTTTTACTGAATTTTCTTCTTGTTCTTCTCTTTCTTCTAAAATTTTTGAGCCTATTTCAACAATCTTATTGATATCTTCTTTAACTATATCAGTTGCATCACGCACATATGTTGCGCACACCCCAGCCAATGTATCTAAGTATGCCGGCACACCTTCGTTATTTTCAGGCATACCATTCATCAATGCTCTGGCATAACTTGCTATCGTACTTTTTGTACGCCAGTCTTCTGCCGCTTTATAGAACTTTATCTGTTCTTTAGTGTAACCATTCGCTTTCATAAAATCAACTATCCACACAACAAAGTCTTTATTCTTATAGTAGTATGAATAAAATGTAGTTGTGCGGTTACGTTCTCTATAATACTTTTCGCCTGACCACGTATCTGCATCTGTCCATATAGGTTCAGGACCAGTATATGATTCATCTACATATTTTGAGCCACGTTGTGATTTTTTTCTCTTAGCAAGTTTAATCGCCATTGGTTTTTGTCTCCTATTTTAAAAGTATATAGTCGTTACTGTTTATATTTAACTACAAAAGCACCAATTTGTCAAGTTTTTTTTCTATCCGTGTTTTTATCAAGCAAATTCGCTTTCTCAATAACGTCTGTAGAAAGAGCATTTATTAACAATGCACTACGAAATGTATCTGCATTATTTGGCATTGTACTGTGTAAAGTTTTTCCATCATACATCAATACATCACCAGGTTGAGACAAAAATTGAACTCCTTCATTTCTGATTCGGTCATCAAATATTTCCTGAAATTCTTCAATATCTTTATAATGATTCGTTTCTAAATGGCTTCCTGGTATAAATGCTGTTGCGCCGTTCTCCAATGTAAACGGGTCTAATGGTATGATTATCTGCACACCCAATATTTCTTTTGACATAGCATATTCGTCAAAACGATAAGGACTATCAACATGTGCCCGAATTTTTGCACTACCGGGACGAGTAGTGATACAATCTACACAATGAATATCCCAATCATCTGATTGAAATAATGCACTTATATATGTATGTAATTGTCGTACTACAGGACTCCACATTTCAACAGGAGGAGCAGTTGTCCACCAACAGTCATACTCTCTACCTTTTCGATGTTTATTGTAGTATTTACCATTTACAGCGTTCCCACGATGTGAATTATTTGGGTTCATTGCCCACATTTTGAATTGATGTATTACCATTTCAGGTATAACACCACGAATTATTGTATATCCATCGTCCATAACATATCCTTAAATAATGATAAGTAGTATTATATGATAAATACAGTAATAAGTCAAGGAAAATTTTTATGCCAAGATTAAGTTTATGGAACCCTCGTAAGGGAAATGATTACAAATTCGCTGATAAGACAGTCAAAGCGCACTTTGACCATGGCGGAACGTCATTATTGATACATAAGTATCTAGGGTCTCAGGACGAAACTGACCCTAATTATGACCCTGCCCAACCTGCAATACAAGATTTATTGTTTATGGAAAATCGTGACCGAAAGTATGATACTGAAATTTATGATTTAAGAGGAGTTTATACTGTATCTGACCAAGATTTTGAATTATCACAATTCGGTATGTTCTTAGGAAACGACCAACAAGTATTCACTCTACATCTAAATGAAATGGTTAATCAACTAGGTCGTAAAATAATGACTGGTGATGTAATTGAGTTACCGCATATGAGAGAAGATATGTTACTCGAAGAAGATAGTGATGCTGTAAATCAATATTGGGTAGTACAAGAAGCAACTAAAGGTGCTGAAGGGTTTGATGCAGGTTGGTGGCCACATATCTGGCGTGTACGTTGTAAGCAATTACAAGACACACAAGAGTACTCAGATATTCTTGGTACAGGTGAAGAAGCCGATGACTTAAAAAATATTCTGTCTACATACAACAAAGAACTTCAAATTACTGATGCTGTTGTAAAAGAGGCACAAGAAAACGTTCCAGGAAAGTATTGGGATTACAGAACAAATAATATGGTTTACGCAACACAAGGAGAGCATCCTGATGATGTAGATTATGCTACAGTGGCCAGCGGAACAAAGTTCCCAGATAGTCCTACTGATAATTCTTATTTCCTACGTTCTGATTATACACCGAACAGATTGTTTCAATATAGAGACAACAAATGGTATAAAGTCGAAGACAGCGATGGTGAATGGGAAGTTGGGCATCACCTACATCATAACTTTATTAATAATGACGGTAAAGTAGTACTTGATGATGGAACAGAAATAGTATCAAAAGTAAACTTATCTAAAGCGGTAAGACCGAAGGTGGATTAATATGAGCCAAGACCATTTCTATGATGAACAAATAAGAAGATATATATTACAGTTTGTAAGAATGTTTAGTGGCTTTTCTGTTAAAACAGGAAAGAAAATGAATGACAACATTACTGACTACTATATCAAAGTGCCAGCAAGATACGGTGATGTGTCTCGTATGGCGGCGACAATTCTAAAGGGTAACTCAGAAAACATTGTTAACTCTGCACCGTTTATT